TACTACGTGTACTGAATAATGAGTATTACCTTTGTACTTACTTACTTTAATTTCTCTTGACATAATTTTATATTTTTAATTGTTTAATAAATAGGTTAAGTCGTCTATAGTAGTTTCTATATATTTTTCTCGACATTCTTCTTTATTATATTTAAATATATTATTTAATAATAATTTTAATAATTTAATTTTTAATTCTGACATAGTTTATATATTTTAATTTATATTTGATTTACGTATATATTATCCAATACTAGTCGTATTTAGTTTGTAATTAATTTACTTAATTTTATATTTAATTCTTTAATTCTTGACTTATAGTAATCACTCATATCATAATCACCATATTGGTAAGAAGAATTGTAATACACTTTGTACTTTTTTAATTTTTCTTGTAGTATATTTTTTACTACTATTCCTGTAATATCATTCATAATTATATATTTTTTTAGTTAAACATTTGTTGTAGTGTAAGAATCGAACTTACAAAAACCATTACTACAGTGTACTCATTCATATTTGATTTACCAGTAAACAAGTGAAACTAACTGGACTTTTAGTTATTACTACTCAGTAATTGTTTGTAAATTTCTACAGAAACTTGGTACACAATTTGAATTAGTATATGACTTGTATTTCTGAAAACAATTCATTTCTTCAAATCTTTCTTTGTGAGTATTATACACTTCATCATGATTATATGATACTTTTTCTTGTTTTTTGTTTACAAAAGTTATAATTGTATTTTTACCAATTAGTGTTTTTCTGATTACAAATCTTTTAGTTGTTAATGTGTTAGTTAAATTTGACATAGTTATTTATTTTAATTAATTATTTATTTAGTTATTTATATTATCCATTACTATTAGTATTTAGTTTGTAAAAGTACTAATATTGTTTGAGTGATAATTATAGTCGTCACCCACTACCCCGACTTTCTGTGTGTATCATTACATTTGTAACTTAATACACATTTGTAATTATTGTATTGATTGTAAATATTAGTAGTGATAAAAATCCTATTATATATATTATATTAATAATTGTTGTAATTTGTTTTGACATAGTTAGTTTGTTAAGTTATTATTTACATATGTATTATCCAATATGTATCGTATTTAGTTTGTATAATGTACATGTATATGTGTAAAAGTAAAACGTAAAAAATCTATACAAAATTAATGTGTATGGGGGCCCGTGGGCCAAACGTAAACCGTTTTTGTAAACGTCTGATAGCCAGGGGTATAGGGGCAACACTTTAATTCTACATTTATAATGTGTTTTTTTATATGACATTAGCCTATTAACAATACTTAGTAACAGGCAATTGTCACACTTAACAATTTGTTAACATTATATCGGTTAAACATACAATTGTGCATCGTAATTATAAATACATGAAAACAGAAAAAATAGATTTATCGCCAGTATTATACGTTGTTATACTAATTATAGTGTTCTTATTATCTTTGTAGTGTAAATTACTTCTTTACTATGTAATCATACTTAGTATGAAAGGAACACCACTTAGATTAAAGCAAAAGTTATCTCCACAAGCAGCAAAAGATAAAGCTGCAAGAGATCTTGCTATGGCTAAAACTCCAGCTAGAAGACTTAAGAAAAAACAAAACCAAGCTATAGGTCAAAGATCTGATTCAGATTTACACCATACAGGTTCTGGTATAAAAAGGGTGTCAATAAAAAATAACCGAGGTAATTTCGGTAACGGAACTAAAAAAGAATAGGGAAACACCCTATACCAAGTCAATATTAACCAAAAACAAACCAAAATGACTTATTTATACTACAAGACTAGTACAATAACTAGCAATACAAAACCGAATGAAAAAACTATTAACCAGTGGGAACATCTAGCTAATAAAAGCAATTGGCGTATTACACAATTACCTAACGGTTTTTATCAAACTGAAGTAAATGATCCAGAAAGTGATAAAAATTGGCATGATGTTACACGTAGAGAAACCTTAGAAGGTGCTGAAGCAGCAATTGATGGCAGCATCGACCATTTCTCAAAGAAATTAGAGGCTACAAAAGGCCCAAAAGTAGTAAAAACGTTCGAATAAGTAACAATTTAATCAAATTTAATTTAATATGGAATACAATCAGCCTAGCGAGATTGTCAAAGATGTAAGTTTTGGCGATTTGGCTAATAAAAAGGTAGTTGCTGGCGTTGAAAAGCTAGCAAAAGCAGTAAAATCAACCCTTGGGGCATCTGGTAAATGTGTAATTTACGAAGATGCAAGAGGTTTACCGGTAATTACAAAAGACGGTGTAACAGTAGCAGAATCTGTTGTCTTATTTGACCCGGTTGAAAATATGGGTGCAACCCTTATTAAAGAAGCTGCTAGAAACACAGTGAAAGAAGCAGGTGACGGTACTACTACAGCTACTGTCCTTGCTGAATCACTATTAAAAGAAGTTAACAATAGCAATGTTAACATTAGAGAAATTAAAGACGGAATTAAATCCGGTCTTAAAAAAGTAAATGATTACCTTGATAAGATTTCTGTCAAGATCGAAGGCGATATGCTTGAATCTGTTAGTTCAATAAGTTGCAATAATGATGCAGAACTAGGAAAGATTATAGCAGAAGCTTATACTAAAGTAGGTAAAGATGGTGTGGTGTTAATGGAAGAGTCACCAACTGAAGAAACTTATGTTGAAGTTGTAGATGGTGTACAAATAGATTCAGGACTCACATCCCCACATTTCATTACTGATAAGGACAAGCAAATAGCAGAGCTTGATAACCCATTAGTATTAATAGTATCTTCAGAAATACCTAACATACGTAAAATACAAACTGTATTAGAACATGTTATAAAAACAAAACGATCTATTTTAATAGTTGCTCCGGTAGATCAACAAGTTAAAGCCGCTTTATGTATGAACAAAGTAAAGGGTAATATTAAAGTTAACATCGTTGACTTACCAGGCTTTGGTCCTACTAAAGAAGATACAGTTGCTGATTTAGCGTTTTTAGTTGGAGCTAAAGTAATTAATGAGCAATTAGGTGATGATCTTGATTTAATAGACATCGATTGTTTAGGTGAAGCTTACTCTGCAATAACTGATGATAAAAATACTGTGTTAACTGTAGATTTAGAAGACAAGCAGTTAGATGAAAGAATTAAATCTATACAAAAGATTATAGATAAAGAAACTAAAAATCCTTTTTTAAAGAAAAAACACCAACAAAGACTAGCTATGCTATCAGGTAGTGTTGGTATGGTAAAAGTTGGTGCTGACTCTAAGGTTGAGATGAAAGAAAAAAAAGATAGAGTTGAAGATGCTATTTATGCTACTAAAGCTGCTTTAAAAGAAGGTATCGTGCCTGGCGGTGGAATAGCATTATTAAACGCATCTCAAAAAATTTCAACCGACGCAGTCGGTGAAGAAATACTACTTAAAGCTATTACAGCTCCTTTTCATACTATACTAGAAAACGCTGGTTTAAAACAAACAGAACAACGACCTACTAAAGGTCTAGGTGTAGACGTTGTAACAGGTGAATCAGTTGATATGATTAAGTCTGGTATCATTGATCCAGTACTTGTTACTAAGTCCGCACTTAAAAACGCAGTAAGTGTAGTATCAACAATTATATCTGCAGATTGTGTAATTTCAAACATGAGAATGAATGAAAGCAATCAATAGATATATAATAGTAGATAAAATAAAGACAGAACCTAAAAAGGTTGCTGGTCTTATAATGACAGATGATACTGATGTAGATAACCGTTATATAAAAGCAAAAATAATATCGTGTGGTAATTTAGTTGAAGGATTAAAAGATAATGATACGATATATTACGATAAACATGCTGGACACGACATCTCATGGAAAGATACTCTTTATAGAGTTATTCAAGATAGAGATGTTGTTCTAGTAGATTAAGCCCAAACCATAATCCAAAAACCTTAAACAAAAAAACGAAAACAAATTATTAATTAACAAAACTAAAAAAATGAATAAAGAAGTATTATTGTATTTTAGAACAGTTGCTGATGAGGATAATGACGACAACAATGGAGCTCAAACTTCAGTTGTTTTTCCCGCCAGTAAACTAAGAGCAATGAACCCAACTGCTGACACATCTCTTATGCTGTATTTTGATAGCTTAAGAAACACAGAGGGAGCAGACGATCAAGCTGATGAAATTACTATTGCCGATACAGTGGTTTTAACTATAACTGCTAACAAGCATGAAGCTGTTATGAAATCTATAGTTAGAGCTATAAATGGTAAAAAGTCAAACCCGAAAGCTGATGGTTTATTGATTGTTGCGGATGATGTAACTACTAATGTTGCTGGAGCAACTGTTGCGGCAACTTACGTTGACGCTAATATAACATCATGTGGTGCGATTGCTACTGTAGCAGTACACGCTGGATCATAATCTAATTATTAACTAAAAAAATACAAAAAAATGGAAAGATATTTTTATTTCAGAACTCAAGCCACTATTGGTGATGATGATGATAAAGCACAATCGTTAATGGTTCCAGTATCTAAATTAGCAGGTATGTTACCTTCTAATTCTGGCGCTGATGGTACTGCTGCTGATGAGCTTACATTGTTTTTTGAGTCTGTAAACAATATTAAAGGAGCTGGGCAAAACGGTGAAATTATTATAAAAGACACTGTATTGTTAAATATTACAGCTGGAAAATCATTACAAGTTATCAAAGCTATTAGCGAAGCTATGGCTGGTCATAAACATGATGATGGTGTTATTGTTGTAGCTGATGACTTATCAACTGCTGCCACTGTTCTAGACACTGGTATTACTACTTGTGGTGCTATTACAGTCGCTGCTGCATTATCATAGTAAATGCGATTAACCGCGCAGGATCTGCGTGAATTAAATATCCTTAAGTATTACAGGCTCACTAGAAAGTGGGTCTGTAAAACT